CTTTGAAACGGTATCAGCGTTCTCTGAGCGGTGTTTAAACATCCCTCCGTTGCGTATCTGATAACTGGCAAAGGGTATATAATCAACTTGACTAAACCATATTTGCATAGGAACAACATAATCGTCTAGTAGTAGTTTCCAACGTGCGTTAGCGGCAAGGTCAATTCCCGCGATTATTGCAGCCGTTAAGCCTTCATACATTTTAGTACCTAAGTAGTTCTGTATATGAATTTCCTGCGCTAATTTAATGAACTGCATATACTTGTCCGTATCAACATTCCCATCAATGATAGAGTTGCGAACAAGGTCGGTTCTGTTTATAAATAATACTGTTGCCATTGTCTAATTATTTTGGGTATGCTCCTCTGCCTGATTGTTTGTCCGTTGCTATTCCCGCTTTTTTAGAGCCTTTAGGATTACGCAAATATGATTTAGGTATACTTCTAGTCTTCTTGTAGTTTTTTAAGTTCTTAGATGCCTCAGTTTTACTTTCTAGCCTATACAGAACCCTTACCCACTTATGCTTACAATAAATACCACCCTTTAACTCAAAGATGTTGTATCGCATACTAGGCTTGTGCCTAAATTCTACATTCACATTCTCAAAATTACTAGCCTTGTCAATATCTTCAATACGCCATACCGTTCCCTTGCTACTCATAGCCATCATATTCTCACAGAAGTCTCTAGACTTACCTGACTGAGTCATACCCCTAGCGTACTTGTATCTAATTTTGTATAAACCGTTTTTTGAATCTAAATCACTATAAGCAGACCCGTCAGCTTTGGATGTCACAAAGTCTTTAAGCCCTACAAGGGTTTTTATCTTTGAAAGTGTTGTTTCTGCCTTTTCATTTATTAAGTAATCAGCCCAATCTTCGTTGCTGTATTCTGAACTTTCGTCTAGTTCATCAACTACAACCCATTCGTCACCCATTTGAGTTCCTGACTTACCTAATGAACCAAGTAATATTTCTGTATTGTCACTAGATAGCTCAGTAGATAAAGGAATACAGTTTGGAACCTCTTTACCGTTTTTCATCTTAGTACCATACTGCTCATAACCATCCCAACACGGTTCTTTTAAAGATATGTCGTGATTTTCACAAGGCATAAAGTAAATAACACCCTCAACTTCCATTTCGTGATACCCACCACAACCATCAGATTCAGCTTTTGCTATAGCCTCTTCTTTTGTTTCGTATGCTTGTTGACCGTCTATTGTTTTAAGAGAAAACCTTTGCATTTCGACACCAGTTTCTTCTTCAATTTCTTCTTTGTCTTGTATCGCGCTATCTACCTCTGTAAATTCTAGCGGCTGTAAGGTCGTAAAGTATAGGTTTAAGGCAATATCGTTGTAAGCTAGTAGTATATCAAAGGAATCTATTAAAAGCTCCTGAAAAGGTCTAATAACGGTATTGTCCATTAACAGAGATGCAGTCTTAATTTCTTCAGCATTATTACCTAAGCCGCTTTGATCTTTAATACCTAAAAGCATAGGTGAAACAATACGGTGAGCAACCATTATTTTCTTAGTGGCTTCGTCACTTAAAAACTGGTATTGATTATGAGCATCGCTTAATTGAACAGGGGTAATCTCTGCTTGACTTTCCTTGTTATCGTTAAAAGCAAGTATAAACTTACCTGCGTTGCTAGTTCCTGAGAACTTCTGAGCAATTTTAGTCTCAATTAATTGACGTTCTTCTTGATTTGGAGTTCCATTATTAAAATTAATGAGCATTGAAGGGGCCAATCCATTCAATATATTGTTCAGGTGATAGTTTGATACCTCTTCTTCTAGTTCAGCGTACTGTAAACCACCTTGATAATCAACAGGGCTGTAATAATAAAATCCAGACTTATAAGGTTTAATGTAATATATCTCGATATTTTCGTTTGACATACCATAAGCAGGTATTCTAAGTGGTGTATCGCTTCTTTTAATGTTTGCCCAATCCTTAAAATAGTAATAGGCAGGAATATCACCTTCTTCATTAGCCTTTTCCGCTCTTAATGTTTCAATAGGCATATGTTCTACTTGTGCAATACTCTTTCTATCCTTAGAATAGATGACTTGAACAGCACATTGACCCATTAATTTTAGGTCATAAGATAATTTTCTGACAACATCTTTCTTAAACAAAGAAATCATCTGAGCATACTCATTAGGTTTACGGTTTGAATCCGTAGCGTTTAACCCTTTTCCATAAATAGCTTGACTAATTCCATTAATAGCGGCATTATTAGTTGGTGATCCATTATATCTATCTATGAGATATTGAAAATAATTGTTATCAGCTCCATATTCTATCCATTCTTTACCCTTAACTTCCTTAATCTCAGGGCTAGTATAAGTGCTTAGATTTACAAAGCCAAACTCTGACACTTTAGAAGCCTTTTTAAACTGACCTTTATTGTTTCTTAATTGTGTGTTTTTCATCGTACTGTATAGGTATTATCAAATCCTTTGTATGTAGTAAATTGACCTTTATTTAATTCGTAATGGTCATTATCATTAAGCTGATCAATATCTTGGTCTGTACAAAACACTCTATCTCTAAAAATATCTTCTTTGTAGTCAGAATCAACCTGCCATATAATATCATACAGGTTCCAAAAGCTGTTATTTGTATTCCAAAAATTGTAATCAACGTATAAATATAGGTCATAGAAATGAGCCTCAACTAATACAGGAAAAAATGCCTGAGCAAATTGTAAGTAATTACCCACCGTTGTTCCTGTCTTGTTTTGATAAACTACTGTAACGTTTGTGCTATCGTCACGTATAGACATTGAAAAGTCGGCATCATCATACTGTCTAGGTATTACTGATATTGTTTGTGCCGCTGCTGAGGTGGTTAATATTATCATACACTTATATAACGTAAAAAAAACAAGAATTTGTAGAATCGTTTAAGCAAAAAAAAAGCCCCCAATTATGGGAGCTTAATTTTCTAACTTAAAAAGCTGATTAAGCTGTTGGGTTAATTTGTAAATTTGAAACTGAAGGTATAGCACTTAAGAAGAAAGGTGCTGTTTCTTCCATTCCCTCAAATGTTAAAGTAAAACCACTTAAATCACCTGCTGCTGCTCCTGTAACGACTGTACCACCTGTACATTCCATACCGTTTTCAAAACCACAAAGGAAACTATTTCCGTAATAATCAACTACAACGATGTAAGGACGAGAAACTGCAAGAATTTGCAATTCTGCTTGAGTCTTAGCATCTAAAAATGTTAATGTCAAAGACAATGTTTGAGTATAAAATGTAGTACCATTTTCTCTTGAACTGGTTACAGTTGTTTCTAGACTAGAATTACCTTTTACATCATATTGAAACCAAGTAGGAGCAGGGTCACCATTTGCGATAACTGCTATTTTAGTATCCCCATTGACAGTAACACTATTAATAGTGCCAAAGTTTGCAAATAGAACTGTTTTTATGCCGCCAAAAGCGGACTTACAAGGAACTTTCCGTCCCGTTGTTAATACACAAGCCATATGTTTTTTGTTTTAAAAAAAAAGGGTGAGCGGATTAATACCACCCACCCCTTTCTAAATATTATTAATTTATTAAGCGTACTCGACAATGTCAGAAGCGATTCCGAACTGAACAGCAGAGGTAAATCTCATTACCATTCTCACGTTGTTTGAAGCATCTAAGTCAGTCATATCTAAAACCTTAACAGCATTAGTGTCATTCAACAAACCAGTACCAAAATACAAGTTAGAGCGTTGAGCAACATACATTTTGTTAGCCTTCATTCCTGGGCATACAAATACTTTAACACCGTTGATAGTCAAACTTCCGTTGTTCCACCATTGAGTTCCCATATTTGAAACACCATTTGCTCCTAATCCTTGAGCGGCAAAACCACCAAGAGCTTGAACATAGAATTTAGCTGCTGCTGAACCAACGTAAAGGAATAAATCTTCTTTACCGTAAAGTGCTGCTGGAATTGCATCAACTACTAAACTCATTTGAGCAATAATATTTGCTGCTGAAAGAGTTGCTGCTGTTACTTGTTGAGCTGCTGGAATATCTCCTGCTGCTGCTGCTGTTGCAATTATCTTTTCAAAACCGTCAAACGAGTTATTACTTGCCGCAGTCGTATCGCCTTGCCAAATACAAAACTCCGTGTTCTGAGCTACTTCACTTGCTACGTGAGCAATCATAAAGTCAGAGAATTTTGGTGGCAAAGACTGACCTAAACCATAACCCATTGATTGACTTTCCCAATCGTTTACAAAGTCATACTTACACAATTGTAGATTTACTTG